TAGGGCCCTGGCTATCTACGAGGTTTTTTTCGTTCCCGGGAGGTGGACCGCATGGCTGGACGCAAGCCCTCCCTGCGCGCGGTCTCCGCGGACGAAGCTCCACCCGAGCCCTCCAAGCCACTGACTCTGCTCGAAGCGATCGAAGCCGGCGTCTACCTCGAGATCCTCAAGGCTCAGCGCCGCGAGATGGTCCGCGACGTCGGTGACGAGAAGGGCCCGGCCAAGGCGGCGATGCACCGGCAGATCGCCCTCTTGTCGAAGGAGATCGCCTCCCTCGATGCCGAGGCGCAGCAGGAGGCCGACGAGGATGCCGAAGTCCCCGACGAACCCCTCGACGCCACGGCTCTCTGACGTCGCAGTTCACGTCGTCGCGCCCAAGGGCGTCGAGACGACGGGATGGCCCGCAGTCGAGGCCAAGTGCGCGCAGTTCGGCGTGAAGTTCCGCTGGTGGCAGCGCCCGATCGGCCAGATCATCCTCTCCAAGCGCGCGAACGGGAAGTACGCCTCGACCATCGGCGGCACGGGCCTTTCGATCCCTCGCCAGGTCGGCAAGACCTTCCTGGTCGGCATGATCATCTTCGCCCTCTGTCTGCTGCGTCCGAAGCTCACCGTGGTCTGGTCTGCTCACCGTGTTCGCACGGCTGAGGAGACCTTCAAGAAGATGCAGGCGATCGCGCGCCGCAAGAAGATCGCGCCGTTCGTCTCGAACATCATCCGCGGGTCCGGCGAGGAAGCGATCGAGTTCACCAACGGCTCGCGCATCCTCTTCGGTGCTCGAGCGGCCGGCTTCGGTCGTGGCTTCGACGAGGTCGACGTGGTCGTGTACGACGAGGCGCAGATCCTCACTGATGCGGCCCTCGACGACATGATCCCGGCGACGAACCAGAGCCGGCAGCCCGAGGGCGCGCTGATGCTGTTCATGGGCACGCCCCCGAAGCCTGAGGATGGCGAGAAGGGCGAGGTCTTCACTCGCATGAGGACCGACGCCCTGACCGGCGAGGACGACGACACAGGCTGGGTCGAGTTCGGCGCCGACGAAGACTTCGAGCCGACGCCGGCACCTGCACCGCTGACCGAGGCGGACTGGAAGCAGGTCGCGAAGGCCAACCCGTCCTTCCCCGACGACACGCCGCGGGAAGCCATCCTGCGGATGCGCAAAAAGCTCGGCCCTGAGTCCTTCCTTCGCGAGGGCCTCGGGATCTGGGACAAGCTCGACCTGCACCGCCGCGTGGTCTCCGAGGAGCACTGGTTCGACCTGGCCGACGACGGTCCGGCCGGCGACGTGAAGCCTGACGGGCTCGCCGTCGACGCCTCGCACGATCGCGAGTTCTCGGTAGCGGCCTGCTGGGTCGACGAGGAGTTCGCCCACGCCGAGGAGGTGTGGGCGTCCGGCAACGAGGCGGACACGCTCCGATGGGTGGCCGCACGAGCTGGTCGACGGATCCCCGTGGTCATCGACGGCATGAGCCCCGCAGCGTCGCTCATCCCTGGCCTCAAGGCTCTCGGCGTCGACATCCGCACGGGAACGTCCGGCGACATGGCGAAGGCGTGTGGCATGTGGCTCGGCGACGTCACCGACGGTCGCCTGACCCATGGCAACCAGCCCGCGGTCAACGCAGCGCTCGACGGCGCCACTCAGCGCGACATCGGCACCGCCGGCGGCTGGGGCTGGAACCGAACTGACCCATCCACGAACATCGCGCCCCTGGTGGCGCACTCGCTGGCCCGACTCGCGGCCAGCTTCAAGCGCAAGCCGTCTGGACGCGGCCGAGCGACGAGCGGACGAAGGGCGGTGGTGATGTGACGTTCGAGACCATCAGGCTTCCGGGCCTCAGCGACGACGAGCAGCGCACGCTCAGCCTCCTGCTCGAGCAGCTGCACGCCAAGCGGCGCCGCAACGAGCTCCGTAAGGCGTACTACGACATGCGCCATGCTGTGCGCCTCGTCGGCTCGGTCATCCCGCCGCAGTATTTCCGCCTCGGCATCGTGCTCGGCTGGTCCGGCAAGGCGGTCGACACCCTCGCTCGCCGCTGCAACCTCGACGGCTTCGTGTGGCCCGACGGCGACCTCGACAGCCTTGGTTACCGCGAGCTGTTCGAGGAGAACAACCTCGGCTCCGAAGTCGATCAGGCCCTCGTCTCGTCGCTGATCCACTCCGTCGCCTTCGTCATCAACACCAAGGGTGACGACGGCGAGCCGGACGCGCTGATCCACTTCAAGGACGCGATGAACGCGACCGGCCAGTGGAATGGCCGCGCTCGCCGGCTCGACAACCTGGTGTCGATCACGGCTCGCGAGGACGGCGACGACCGGTCGCGCCCGACAGGGCTCGCGCTCTACCTCGACGGCGTCACGATCACCGCCAACAAGGTCGACGGCGTGTGGTCCACGGAGCGTCAGGAGCACGCCTGGGGCGTCCCGGTCGAGCCGCTGGTCTACAAGCCCCGCCTGGGGCGTCCTTTCGGCTCCTCGCGCATCTCTCGCGCCGTGATGGCCTTGCAGGATCAGGCGTCGCGCACGTCGATCCGGCTCGAGGCTCACGGCGACATCTACGCGATCCCCGACCTGTGGATGCTCGGCGCCGACGAGTCGATCTTCAAGAACGCTGACGGCTCGCAGCGGGCGTCGTGGCAGGTCGTCATGGGCCGCATCAAGGCCATCCCTGACGACGCCGATGCAGCGTCCGACACTCTCGCGCGCGCCGACGTCAAGCACTTCCCCGCCTCGGACCCCAAGCCTCACCTCGACATGCTCAAGCAGCAGGCGCAGCTGTTCTCCGGCGAGACGTCCATCCCGATCACGTCGCTGGGTGTCTCCGACATGAGCAACCCGACGTCGGCCGACTCCTACATCGCCTCGCGCGAGGATCTGATCGCCGAAGCGGAGGGTGCGACCGACGACTGGCGGCCCGCGCTGCGGCGCGCGAAGATCCGCGGGCTCGCGATGAAGAACGGCATCGCCGCCGCCGACATCCCGCCCGAGTGGTCGACCATCGACACGAAGTGGCGTTCCCCGATCTACCTGTCGCGCGCTCAGCAGGCCGACGCCGGCATGAAGCAGCTCACCGCGGTCCCGTGGCTCGCTGAGACTGAGGTCGGCCTCGAGCTCCTGGGTCTCGACGACCAGCAGCGCCGCCGTGCGCTCGCCGAGCGTCGCCGGGCTGTAGGCCGCGAGACTCTCGAGGCCCTGACGCGCGCGGTCGCACCTGTGGGCAGCGAAGATGCCGACCCCGAGCCCGCCTGAGCGGCAGCAGGCTCTCGCGGCTCTGGCGACTCTCTCCGTCCGCGAGCTCGAGGAGTTCTGGCGCCGGCTCGACCTGGGCCGTCCTGATCGTCTCGCCGAGCCGCTAGCGGTCGTCGTCGCTGACATCGTCGATCGCTACGGCGCAGCAGCCGCCTCGCTCGCCGCCGACTGGTACGACGAGGCTCGCGAGGAAGCCCGCGCCCGTGGGGTCTTCACCGCAGCCGTCGCCGCGTCGCCCGCTCAGGACCGCATCGAAGCACTCACCCGCTGGGGCATCGCGCCGCTGTTCGGCACCTCGCCCAGCAGCCCCGCAGCACTGACGCGGGTCTCTGGTGGGATGCAGCGCGTTGTGCTCAACCAGGCCCGCGACACCACGGCAGCATCGGTGGCCCTTGACCCCGCCAAGCCGCGGTTCGCTCGTCACGCCTCGGCCAACGCCTGCGCGTTCTGCCGGCTCCTCGCGACGAACGGCCCGATCTACCGTTCGGAGTCGTCCGCCCTGCACGTCGTGGGCCGCGGAACGGACACGAGCACCAACGCCACCCGCACGAAGGGGCGCAAGGCCAAGGGCATCCATGCCCGCGGCTCGCGCACCCTCGGCGAGAAGTACCACGACGACTGCCGCTGTGCAGCGATCGAGGTCTTCGACCAGGACGCGTACAAGGAAGCCCCGTACGTCGCGGAGTGGCGGCAGACCTACAACGACGTGAAGGTCACCGCCGGCAAGTACGACGCCGTCGACCTCAAGGCGACCCTCGCCGAGATGCGCAAGACCCTCGGCACTCACTGACCCTCCCAGCCGCAACGGATGGGACCACCCGAAACGGGAGCACCACATGTCCGAGCAGACCGCCGAGGCCACCGCAACGGGGACCGAGGCCACCACCGAGCAGCAGCAGAAGCCCGCCGAAACGGTCGACTTCTGGAAGCAGAAGGCCCGCGAGCAGGAGAAGCGCGCCAAGGACAACGCCGCCGCTGCGAAGCGCCTGGCCGAGTTCGAGGAGTCGCAGAAGACGGAGACCGAGAAGGCAGCGGATCGCATCGCCAAGGCCGAGGCCGAGGTCGCATCCGTTCCCGCCAAGGTCGCCGACGCCCTCCGTGAGCACCTGGTCGCCCTCCACGAGATCGAGCAGGACGACGCCGAGCTGTTCCTGACAGCCACCGACCCCGACCTGCTGCTCAAGCAGGTCACGCGGCTCGTCGGTCAGTCGGACAAGCGCAAGAAGACGAGCAACGTCGTGCCCCGCGAGGGCAACAACCCATCCTCCAAGGCCAGCGGAGACGAGGTCGCGTTCGCGCGCACCCTCTTCCGCAAGGCCGACTGACTGAAAGGGAGCCATCATGGTTTCTCTCGCAACCGGATCCCTGTCGATCCCGAAGCAGAAGATCGAGCCCTGGCTCGGCAAGATCAAGGGCGGCTCTGCCGTCGCCGCGCTCTCCACCCCGACCCCGATGACCTTCGGTGAGGGCGAGACCTGGACCTTCGACATCGGCGAGGCCGAGTACGTCGGTGAGGGTCAGCAGAAGGGCGACTCGACCGTCACGCCGACGACCAAGACCGTCAAGCCGTTCAAGTTCCACAAGACCCTCCGGTTCAACCAGGAGGTTCTGTGGGCCGACGAGGACCGGCAGCTGGAGGTCGTGGACGAGATCCTCGACCTCATCCAGCCGGCCCTCTCGCGCGCGCTCGACTTCGGCGTGTTCCACGAGATCAACCCGAAGACCGGCGCCGTCGTTACGGCCATGAACGGCGGTCTGACCGACACCACCAACATCGTCGAGTACGTCGGCACCGGCGTGAACGCGGCAAAGCCCTACGTGAGCCTGGACGCGGCTGACGCGCTCGTGCTCGCCGACGGCTACATCCCCCGCGACATCGCCCTCGACCCGTTCTATGCCGCGAAGTTCTCGGCGCTGCGCGGGACGCAGTCGGAGCAGAAGCTCTACCCGAACTTCCGCCTCGGCACCGAGGTCTCGGAGCTCGACGGCCACCGCGCCTCGGTCTCCAACACCGTCCGCGCCCTCGGCGTGGCCGCCGCCGCGACCAACATCATCGGCTTCGTCGGCAACTTCGACGCGATCCGGTGGGGCGTGCAGAAGCAGCTCGGCCTCGAGCTCATCGAGTACGGCGACCCGGACGGCGGCGGCGACCTCAAGCGCAACAACCAGGTCGCCT